TAGAAACCGTACAATTCATAAGTCAAGACGTGCTGTACGTAACGCATTATTACCTTATGTCAATTCTCCGTTGAAAGTAGATCCCAGCACTGGATACCTATCTTCTGCCAAGATTACGATGTTTCAAAACATTGTCTCTGACATCCTCACAACTATGCAGAATAATGAAGAAATTTCAGGTTTTTCTGTAACAATTGACAAGAATCAAAATGTATTAAAGAATGATACACTAATCATTAAATATTCACTTGTTCCGGTGGGTGTAGCGTCCCGTATTGAAGTAGTCGAGGGCTTGGCATTAACCAATAAATAATTAACAAGATGGCAATAATTAACAATGTAGCATACAGCTGGTCTATGATCCGCATTTCCATACCAGCATTGGACATTTCAGAAGATTCTACTATTATGCAAGGAGTTTCTGAAATCAAGTGGAACAAGACTCGTAAAGTTGAAAACAACTACGGTATTGGAGGAAATGCTATCAATCGTGGTTTTGGCAATAAAACCTGTACAGCCTCCATTACAATGGATTATAATACCGTTTCCCAACTCCGAGCATTGGCTGGTTCTTTAATGGATTTGGGAGAATTTGACTTGATCATCTCATTTACTAATGCTTATGCCGGTGAAGACTGGACCGCCGAAACTGTAACGCTAAAGGGATGCCTCTTTAACGAAGACGGAATGGAAAGTAAACAAGATGATACAAACATTACAAAAGAATTCAATTTGAATCCTTTCGACATTATCACAGGAGAAGGAACTAGTTCTTGGCTATAACTTCTAGTATAATACGTTTTTGAAAAGGCGAGTTGAAAACGGCTCGCTTTTCATTTTATCTATAAAATAAAAAGGGATGCGTTAACACATCCCTTTATTATCCGTTTTATAGTGCAGAATTGACGACTAAGCTCAAATATGCACTTTTTACGTTGCAAAAATAATGTTTTATTTCCAATCTACAAAATCTCTCATAAAAATAATAAAAGCCACTTATGAGTGGCTCATTTCCTTACAAGAAAGTAAGGCGTTGCTTTTTTATATGTTGCAAAGGTAATAGATTTATTTTATATACCAAATAAATTTATATAGAGAATATACATTTAACATTTTATTTGCATTCACACACAACCTACCAGCATTATAACTTCTATTCTTGGATAAACATCAATAATCATAATTATAATGGAAAATGTAAACGAAGACCTTTTCTTGCCTGAAGATATTCAGACCGAGATTGAAAAGAAAGTAAAAGAGCTGAAAGATTCAGATCCCAAACTAAAACGTGTATTCCCGATTTTTGTGGAAGGAGATGAAGACGAAGGCGAAAAGCCATATTATATCGGTTATTTTAAACAGCCGCCTTTCCCGACATTCAGTAAATATTTGTCCCTCTCCCAAAAGGACCAGGCCGGTGCCATGCGAGAATTGGCAAAAGATTGCTTTGTCGATGGCGATAAAGAACTGATTAAAGATGATTCCTTGTTCATCTATGGCTTGATGCCACACCTGGCTCAAATTATCGAGTTGCGCAAAGGAAAACTCGTAAATTTATCAAAAGCTGGGAAGTAAAAGACGATCAACTTATTCGTCATAGACTGATATTTATCCGTCATTATTTTCCCAGTGTAAACCTTGATGAGTTAAACGATGAAGAATTTGCAATGCTTTCTGAAGATGCCGTATGGCTCCACAGCAAAATGCTCATAACTCAACAAGCAAGTGCACTTGGAATGCTTGCGTAAAGTGTCTTATTACTCGTTTTTTCTACGTAGCCCTTTATCCTCTGTCGGATAAGGGGCTTTTTCAATCTTTCAGGGTACCAAACCGCTATTCTTTAGAAAATCAAAATACAAAAAGATGGCAGAAAATTATATTGTTAATTATCAGATAAACGTTAACTCTAATCCAGCTTTAGAGTCTATACGTAAATTTCAGCAGGCCACAGCTGAAATGGAAGCATTAACAAAGCGATTTGATATTGTTGCAAAAAGCATCGGTAAGGTTAATTCAGCATTGGCTTCTATTAAGACCAAACCTATAAACATACAAATCAATACAAGTGCAGCCGAAGCAAGTTTAGATCGCATCTTAACTAAACTCAATAATATAAAATCACAGGCAAAGACTGCATTAGGTAAACCTTTATATTCAACTTCGGATATAAAGAAATTGAATCAAGCTATTAGTTCTATAAATGGTAAAACGATTGAGCCAAAGGCTAATACAGAAAGAGCAATAAGTAGTCTTGATAAGTTAATACAGAAAATAGAACAGATTAAGTCGAATAGTAAAATAACCATTACAGCCAGTGCCGCTGGCGCATCTAAGGAGGTATCTGGTAGCACAACTAGAAATACGACTTCCACTTCAACACGACAGACTGGAGCAGGACGAAGTACTTATCTGTATCCATCTACTCGGCAAGTATTAGGTCCAACATACGCCAACACAGGTACAAATGTTGCAGGCGAAATGATTAAGGGTATGGGAATTGCCTATGGGCTTAGCTCTTTAATGTCTGGGGTAACTTCTGTATTTAGAGATGCTTCTACCTATGACAATATAGCCAAAACGACAAAAAATATCCTCCAGACTCACGATAAAGGTATAGGGTTTGAAGGTCGGTTTAATGAAATGAACCAACTCATGCGCCAAGTCGGTGTTGAGACTAAATATACAGCCCCACAAGTTGCATCAGCTGGAAAGTTCTTAGCTATGGCAGGATATGATGTCGATCAAATAAAACATGCTATCCGGCCTATATCAGATATTGCACTAGTAGGTGATACAGACTTGGGAGAAACAGCGGATGTTGTAACCAACATTATGACCGCTTATGAAATCCCAGCAAAACAGATGGATAACACAGCAGACATTCTTACGATGACGTTCACAAAAACGAATACAACATTGTTAGAATTAGCTGAATCATTTAAATATGCCGGTACTGTCGCCCATCAATCAGGGTTAAATTTTGAAACTGCTTCGGCAGCTTTTGGTGTATTAGGCGATGCCGGTATCAAAGGTTCTCACGCAGGTACTACGTTACGTATGATGCTATTAAATATGATGAACCCTACTAAAAGAGGTCAAGAAGCATGGGACATATTAGGCATCAACACAAAAGATAAAAACGGAAATCTTCGGAATCTCTCTGACATTTTAAGTGATTTACATGAAAAACAGCAAACCATGAGTGCTGGTGATTTCTCAACACTAATCAACAAGATGTTTCGGGTAACAGCGGCTCCAGGTGCACTAGCATTAATAAATAATGTAGCAAAAATGCAAGAAGTAACCGGACTCAATAAAAAGTCAATGGGGCTTGCATCCGACCTTGCCGACGAAAAGAAAAACACCATACAGGGTCTTTGGTATCAGATGACCTCGGCATTTACAGAAACTGGAATGCAAGGGTTTGAACAAATGCAAGGAGTAATACGAGACTTCCTGCAACGCATGATTGAGTTAATGAAATCCACAGAGTTTGCAACTGCATTGAGAAATGCAATGGACATGTTTTTGAAAATAGCAAATGTTATTGTTGGTGTGTTTAAAGGCATTATGACTGTCTGGAACTGGATACCAAATTGGGGGAAGACCGTTCTTCAATATTTTATAAGAATCCAAATGTCGTTAGGAATTGCAGCAGGCGTAGTTCAAAGTATATGGAGTACGACATTAATGATTCGTGGATTGTTTATGGGAGATTGGTTGTCTAAATTCTTTTTAAAACCGCTATTTACCGCACTTACCTATATGGTACGTATATATAATATAGAAAAAAGCCGCCATAATTTAAATAAAGGACAGGCTATATTCAATGCGTTAGGTGGAGGTTTACTACATGGTGGAAGTAAAATTAAACAATGGTTTGTTGGAGGAAGTACAGTCGGTAATGTTGTAAATAGTAGTAATAAGACTATAAATACCCTCACGGAAATAGGCAATACAACATTATGGGGAGCAATAAAAGGGTTTTCACGTTTTTTCTTAACTAATCCAATTGGTTGGGGGGTAATGGCAGCAGGAGCTATCACTTATATAGGTTATAAAATTTATGATGCATATAAAATAACAGAAGCTGCTCGCCAAGCTAATGAAGCATGGGCACAAAGCTATCGTAATTTGAATGTTGACAAGTTGAATCTATCCGATCCAGATGCCTTAATGATTGGAAATATGCGTATTTTCAATAATGAATTGTTAACCCAAAACGAGCGTATTGCTCAATCCGCTGAATTATGGCATCGTTACTGGATAGAAAAGAATGGTCCCAAACAAAGTGTAGACGACCAAACCAAATTCTTTGACACAGCCGCAGGTAGAGACCCGGAATTACTAAAACGATTAGAAGCCGCAGACCAATGGACAGGTGTAGATAAAGCCTTCCAGTCATTATCCGGCGCACTGGGAATGAAACAGACTGTCAAAAAAGGTCTGAACGGTGAAAATTATTATGCGTATGAGTTACATGGCCGTA